GCACACATGACTGTATAATATACACATGTACACAGTAATTAAGAGGGAATCATGACTCTACCTGATGAAAGATATCGTGCAATCAAGATGGCTGAACAGCTATTACGGGACCTCTGTGATCGCACAGTGACTCCTAGGGTTCCCAGAGTGATAAGGACCAGGGCAGCCTCAGCTTTGCGGCACTATCCCGGATCATATGATCTACAGCAGCTAGAAGCGGCGGCCCCTCATGTGGTACAGCAGCGTATGGATGATCTACACCGTATGGTTCTCAAATATGAAGCCCAGACTCCCGAACATTTAAAAGGGGATCTCAACAGCCAAGGAGAGTGTGATCTAGAAGCTAGGCAACAGCCCTAGCAGCAGTATAAGGGCCCCTAGCTCATGTTGGTTAGAGCAGTGGACTCATAATCCATTGGTGCCGTGTTCGACTCACGGGGGGCCCACCACCACAGTGTAACAGCAGCAACAGCAGCACAGTGAAAGGCGCACAATGAGCACAGTATTTGTACAGCAGCAACGCGGGACAGCCACATGCATGAGCTAGAGGCCCTAATAGAGACCTACTTGAGATGGCGACGGGCTGCGTGGCCCTTGGAACGTTGGGCTGCTGATGCTCTTATAGGGATCACAGTGTTGGCCATCATCTTTTGGGTCACCCGGTAGCTGCAGGCAGCAGCACGTGGGAAACCCTAGTGAGGGTAGTGTCTTTGATTTTGGTTGACATTTTGGCAGAATGGTGCTATAATATTAACATGAACTTAGAAAAGCCTACTCGTAAAAAGCGCACAGATCGTACTCATATCATCTATGAGCTACGTGTTAACGGTGCTAGCTACATAGGCGTCACAGCCAAAACAGAGACTACTATTAATAAGTCAGTGCTAGCTAGGGCAGCCAAGCATTACTACAGGGCCCAAAAGGAAGCTAAGAATTGGGCACTATGCAATGCTCTACGTTCGCTCGCGAGCAAGAACGAGATAGAAGTACTAGTACATGAAACACTGCGCGGCAAAGCGGATGCTCACAAGCGTGAACGTGAATTAATTAAGTTACTGAACCCTGAATTAAACACAGACAAGAGAGGAATGTAATGGGTACACCACTATATATGGACCTTGGGGATGCATGCGTGCTGGTCACTGAATATGCACAGACACACACAGACGGGGACGTACTAGCAGGACTTAAAGAAATGGCTGCCAGCTGGGATGATCTTGACAAAGCGGACAAAGTAGCGTATACTATGTTTATGGATGCAGGACGTAAGATGTTTGCACCCAAAGAGCAGTAACGTGGCGGGGGCCAACGAGAGAGCCCCCACAAATTCTAAATAGGAGCGACGCTATGAATAGATATTACGACACACTGTTAGACGAACAACGTGGGCCTTTCCAGGTCATCGTAGACAAGACCTGGGAAGGTCTACACCCCAACGACTGTTTTGATGAGAGTGTCACAGACATCAAAGAGATCTGCAGAAAGATTGACAGCTGCGATCTAGATTGGTTTATGCTGCGTGTACGTGTTTTATTCGAGGGTCATGAGCTAGCTGCAGAACACGTGGGGGGCTTCCTCTATGAGGATGCACGTGAAGTCCTGCGTGACGGCACAGCAGAGGACATGATCAGCTGCGCAACTGAGCAGGCTCATACAGCAGCAGCTGAATTATTCCATAAGCTACAGCGTCTTGATGAGGTCATAGGATGATGGACTACGCAATGTACAGCCCACGTGGCAACGAACTGGTACACAAGGTAGTGGTCTGTGCCCGAGCAGAGGGCTGGGATTGGGCCAAGGTATGCCGGCATTTGCAACTGTTAGCCCGGGCCCACCCTAGGTCAGCTGCAGAGGCCATGGACACAGCAGTACGGGAAGAGGTCTATGCTGCGCTGGGATACACAGAATCCTTTTATCAATAGGGGTTGACTTTTTGCCCAAATGATGTTATACTAGCACTTACACTAACAACATAGGAGCGAACTATGGCTTACGAAGACCAAAGACGTATAAAACTTACCCTAGCCTGTGCTCTGGCCCTGCTAGTGGCTTTGATAATTCTTTAAGGAGCGAAACTTATGGGTACAAGAAGCAGAGTAGGCATCATGCACGGTGACGTGCTCAAATCAGTATACTGTCACTATGATGGCTATTTGAGCTGCACAGGGCAGATCCTGCAGCAGCACTACGATTCCGTCAAGACCAATGCGCTGATTGCACGTGGGGACAACAGCGGCATCCGTGAAGAACTAGACGAGATGAGCTTCTATGCTGATCGTGGTGAGGACAACGTCAGCTGGCAAGTAGCACACAGCCTTGAAGAGTACATCGAGCAGACCCACAACTGTGGGGGCGAGTACTATTACGTGATGAAGGACGGTGTTTGGTATGCGGGTGCTGTATACGGTACCACAGGGTTGATCAAAGAACAGCTGGTACCCCTCGTGGATGCGCTAGCGGACATACTGATTGAAGAGGCACTGGCAGACGACAATTAACCCTAGTGAACGTAGGGTTATTAACTAGGGGTTGACAGAACCCACATTTGGTGCTATACTAGAGGTATTGTTAATTAAGGAGGAGCGAAGATATGCCAGCAATTGTAGAGATCACAGAGGGTACTTACAAAATTCGTGGAGCAGACACTAGTATGAGTGGGTTCCGTTTTGAGCTCGTAGAGGGTTTCCGAGAGGGTGCTACTGGGGGTTATGTTACTGTTGCAGGTGGCACAGTACAGCCCAAGAACTCGGGCATCCCTGATCGCAACATCAAGATTAAATGCGAGAGCGCACAGAGCTATGTTGTTGTGAGTGGTGCAGTATCAGCCCAACCAGTAGGGGATAAGAGTTTGGAACAGATCAAGGTGTCAGATGCAGTTGTTGCCAGCGAAACGGATGAAGAGATCGTAGAACGACTGCGTCAGCGTTTCGAAGTGCTCAAAGAAATGACCAAAGCAGTGAAATCGGGCAATGTGCGTGCTATGATCGTAACGGGCCCTCCGGGTGTGGGTAAATCGTTCGGTGTTGATGAAGTACTCAGCAAGGACGATCTGTTCAATGCCCTGGGTCAGCGTAAGCCACGATATGAGATCGTCAAGGGTGCTATGAGTGCCATCGGCTTGTATACCAAGCTCTACGAGTACTCAGACAAGGGCAATGTTATCGTGTTCGATGACTGTGACAGTGTATTGTTAGATGACTTGAGCTTGAACATCCTTAAGGCCGCCCTAGACAGCTCAAAGAAGCGTGTTATCAGCTGGAACACTGACAGCCGTATTCTGCGTAATGAGGGTGTGCCTGATAAGTTTGAGTTTAAAGCGGGTGCCATCTTTATCACTAACATCAAGTTTGAGAATGTACGCTCTAAGAAGTTGCAGGATCACTTGGCTGCTCTTGAGAGTCGTTGCCACTACATTGATCTGCAGATGGACACAGATCGCGAGAAGGTCTTGCGTATCAAGCAGATCGTACAGGACGGCATGTTGGATGCATACGAGTTTGAAGACTGTCAGCGTGATGAAGTTGTAGACTACATCGTTGAGAATCGTTCAAAGATGCGTGAGTTGAGCTTGCGTACTGTATTGAAGATCGCAGACTTGCGCAAGAGCTTTGCCACTAACTGGAAGGCCATGGCCGAAGTAACTGTTATGAAGCGAGGTGCCTAATGGGTGCTTGTACATACCTGGGTCCTGAGTTCGATGCCCGAACTTGGGACTACTTTAACAAGGCCACACCCTATTGCGGGTGCCAGACTCTAGAGGGCAAGAGCTATTGTGCAGATCACTACTACGTGGTCTACAAGAAGGGCAGTAGTAACCTAAAGAACAATACTCGAGCTATCGAGAAAGAAATTGCGGACATCGAACTCAAACGATTGATCGCACAGCAAGAAGCAGATGAAGGAGAACTTGCTAATGTTTAAGAATACATTCATTGTATTGGTGGTAGCAGCACTGTTGATCGTGCTGGTAGTGGCAGGCCCTGTGCTGGTCTTATGGTCGTGGAACACTCTGTTTGGGGCTCTGTACGCTATACCCTACACAGTTTGGACGTGGTTGGCTGTGTTGATCATTGGGGTATTCATCCGTGGCAACGTGAAGATTGCCAAAAAAGACTAAAACGGTAAGGTTGATGTTGACCATACAGCGAGATTGTTGTAAACTAGTAACACGCTGAAGAACAGATTATCAGCTCTTTTTAACTAATAGGAAACATAACATGAAACGTATTAACAAAGATACAAAAACTTTTAAGATTTTCAACGCATTGTACAACGGTGCTAAGTTGACTTCAAGCCAAGCTGAAAAGCGTTTTGGCGTAAAGAACTTGAGCGCAGAAGTAAGCCGCATCAAGCAGAACGGCTATGCAGTGTACACTCGTACACGGGTAGCTGGTAACGGTGTGACTGTTCGTGAATACGAAATGGGTCAACCAAGCCGTGAGATCGTAGCCTTAGGTTACAAAGCCAAAGCATTAGGCATCACTCTTTAATAGCAGTTTCAAACCTATACCGATTCGCTCCCGGGGCGGGTTTGAGGAAGGTCACTTCGGTGGCCTTTCTTTTTGACCCTAGTGTTGCGAAAAAGCCACAGACCCCGGCACTCCCTCGGTTGACAGATTGGATAAATGATAGTATACTAGCCGTATAGTAAGAACTTAGGAGCGAGTATGTTTACAGCAGATCATGTGTGGGGCCTAGCAGTTGCAGCTGATCGTATCAACGGGGGCTATGTCAAAGCTGATGTCTACGCAGAGAACCTTGATGTGGTTCAGAAGCAGGCCAACAAGACCATGGTCAAGGGCTGGCTGCGTAACAATCAAAACCCCGCAACAGCAGCAGACGTTGAACGTGGCCGTGAGGTACGCAACTATTTTAAAGGTTACTTGCTCAAACAGATCTCGGGCAAGATCAACGACTTTGAATCCACAGCACTGGGCATCGCACAGCTGGATGAGTTCCATAACAAGCAGATGCTGGAATTTGCTGTGGTATCATGCTTGCCATCAGTGATGCTGCGTGATCAAAGCCGCAAGGAGCTTAAGAGCGCAATCTCCAGCTCCACTCAGCTGCAGGGAGAAGTAGGGGAGAAGATTACGGGCGAGATCGAAGTGTTCCGTTGTGACTATCAGCAGAACTACGACAAGTTCATCGTCCAGGCCCGTATGGGTGATTCCTACGTGAGCTTTTGGTTCAGCAGCCGTTTAGATGGTGCTGTGACCATCCGAGCAAAGATCAAAGAACAGCGTGGCGATAATACAACAGCCCTAAACTTTGTGAAGATCATTGGTTGACATTTGGGCAGTTTGGTGTTATACTATTAAAACTGAGAACAACGAAAGAAAGAGGTCTTAAATGAGTAAAACTACAGATATCAGCGTTCGCCAAGTTGGTCCTAAGAGTGCGAAGCGAAGCATCAACCGTGCTATCAAGATGCGTCGTGCAGTATTCCTTTGGGGTCCTCCCGGAATTGGTAAATCGGACATCGTTAAACAGATCGGCGATGACGCTGGTCGTGAAGTAATTGACGTTCGCCTAGCCCTGTGGGAACCTACAGACATCAAAGGTATCCCTTATTACAATGCTGATCAGGGCACTATGGTTTGGGCTCCCCCTGCAGAGCTTCCTACAGACCCAAACAGCACAGCGATCATCTTCCTTGATGAGTTGAATAGTGCTCCTCCTGCAGTACAGGCCGCGGCCTATCAGTTGATCCTTAACAAGCGAGTAGGTACCTATGTATTGCCCAAGGGTGTAGACATTGTAGCCGCCGGTAACCGTGATGGTGATCGTGGCGTGACATATCGTATGCCTGCTCCGTTGGCTAACCGCTTTGTTCACTTAGAAGCCAAGGTAGACTTTGATGACTGGCAGGATTGGGCTACCCTTAACAAGGTGCATCCAGAGGTCGTAGGTTATGTGGGCTTTGCCAAGCAGGACTTGTACGACTACGATCCTAAGTCTAGCTCTAAGGCATTTGCAACTCCACGCTCTTGGAGTTTCGTAAGCGATTTATTGGGTGATGATGACTGTGATACAGACACGCTTCACAACTTGATCGCGGGTGCCGTAGGTGATGGCTTGGCAACTAAGTTTATGGCACACCGTAAGGTAGCAGGTCGTATGCCTAAGGCTAGCGATATCCTGGACGGTAAGGTCAGTACACTTGAGATCAAAGAAGTGTCAGCGATGTATTCTTTGACTGTATCCTTGTGCTATGAGCTCAAAGATCGTGCAGAGAAGAAGACTGCCAAGTGGGACGATATGGCAGATAAGTTCTTCCGCTATATGATGGATAACTTCCCAACAGAGTTGGTTGTAATGGGTGCTAAGACTGCCCTTACCAACTATGACTTGCCCCTGGACGCTACGAAGATGAAGAGCTTCGACGAGTTCCACAAGCGTTTCGGTAAGTATGTTTTGAGTGCTATGGAGAATTAAGACCTCTACCATAGCAAGGGCGGGGGCTTCTCAGGGTCGCCCGCCCAACCTATTAGGGGTTGACATTTTGTCCAATCTGTGCTATAATATACATATACTAAGGAGAGCGAGCAATGGATCCAATTATTGACAAACTAACTACTGCCAGAGTAGGCCTGCTCCTTAAAGCACCGTTCTTTGGCAACATGGCAACCCGTATGCGACTAATCGAAGCAGACGACTGGTGCCCAACAGCGGCAACTAACGGCCGTGACTTCTTTTATTCTACTAAGTTCGTAGAGTCCTTGAGCGTTAAGAAACTAGAGTTCCTCTTTGCACACGAGATTTGCCATGCGGTGTTTGATCACTTTGGTCGTGTTGGTAGCAGAGATCGTATGCTGTCTAACATCGCCCAGGACTACGCTGTCAATCAGATCCTTGTAGATGAACGCATTGGTGAGAAGATCACTGAAGTACAGATCTGCTATGACAGCAAATACCGTGGCAAGGCCTGGGAAGAGATCTACGACGAGCTCTACGAGAAAGCAGAGAAGATCACCATGCCTGAGCTACTCAAGCAACTGGGCGACTTACTTGACGAGCACTTGAAAGAAGAAGGCCCAGGTGAGGGCGAGGACGGCAAGGGTGGCAACAAGCCCAGCATTTCCAAAGAGGACGCACAGAAGATCCGCGATGAGATCAAAGAAGCAATGATCCAGAGTGCCGCGGCCGCAGGTGCAGGCAAGGTGCCCGCAGGTATCCAGCGTATGATCAAGGACTTGACAGAGCCCAAGATGAACTGGCGTGAGTTTATTCGTATGAACATTCAGAGCATCGTGCGTAATGACTATTCATTTAGCAGACCCAGCCGTAAAGGCCAGATGAGTGGTGCGGTGCTACCCGGCATGAAGCAGGACGAAACTATCGATGTGGCCATTGGCATTGATATGAGTGGTTCGATTGGGCAAGAGGATGCAACTGTATTCCTTAGTGAAGTCAAGGGCATCATGGATCAGTATCAAGACTTTGCCATAGACATTTGGTGCTTCGACACAGCCATTTACAATCATCAGCGTATCACACACGACAACGATCAGGACTTGCTAGACTATGCTCCTGAGGGCGGCGGTGGCACAGACTTTATGGCCAATTGGGATTTTATGAAAGAGCAGGGCATCCAGCCTAAGAAGTTCATAATGTTTACAGACGGCTACCCATGCGGTGACTGGGGTGATGAGAACTACTGTGATACTCTGTTCATTGTCAAAGGCAACAAGGACTGTGAAGCACCGTTCGGAC